GTTCACAACCTGAACGCTGTACTCGTGCTTTGTGTCGTTGTCCTTGACACGGGTCCACGGCATGACGAAATCGCCCTCCTCGGGCATCGGTGAATCGGGCGGTTACGGCTGGTAAGTGAAACCCCACGTGGAGACGGTGTAGATCGCCGTCACGCTCGGCAGGGACTCATCCCTCGTAGGTGGTTGCGAGGACAAAGGGACCGGCCGCCATGAGGCGGAACCGATCGGTGGGCGCCAGTTCTCCAGGGCCGCGTTCGCATGCTCAGCGCCCCACAGAGACTCAGCGGTTGCCTGCTCGCGCGGGCCGATGCTCGTCGAGTTGACCCACACCGTCTCGTCCCGCATCGTCGCGACGTCGCCAAGGTTGTCGCTGGTGCGCCCAGGCGTGTTCGAGTAGACGAACAGGTAGCGGGGCGCGGCGTTGTCAGGGACCGCGTGCTTGTACACCACACGGCCAGGAACCTCAGCCTCAAGGCGGGCAGCGACCGCATCAACTAGGGCTCTACTCAAGCGACTTCACCCCGATCTCGCCAAGAAACTTGACGACGTTCGGGACCTCACGCTGTAGGCCGCGAGTGTGGTCCAGCCGTGCCGGATACCGCGACGTGCCAAACGCGAGGATGTTGCCAAGGCCACCCTGCGGGCCGCGCTTGTCGACGCCGATCTCAGCAGACAAGCCGCGGAGGTCGTAGTTGATCGCGCGGGGAATGGCAGGCGCGTTGCGGTGCCCGGTGAAGTCCTTCACCATGTCGTTCTTGATGTTCAGCGCGCCCTTAGCGATGACAGCGGTCGCCTCGAGCGTCGCCTTGCGCCCTGCTTTGCCGAGGCTCACCGCGAGTCTGTCGACCTCATGCGCGTCAATGCTGACGTCCATCAGACCACCGCCTCAACCGGGACACGCCGCGCAGTCTTCGCAGACCCGAAGTGCGGGCCCTGCACCGTGAACACCTGACCCACAACCGCCGGGTCCAGCGCGCACTCAGTCATCGTGACCACATGGCCCTTCGTGACAGCCTCAGACCCGAACACAGGAAGATGGACCGCCCAGCGGACCACAGCAACCTCACGGTCACCAGCGTCCGCCTCGTTCACGACCACGTCGCGGGTCTGCAACTTGCACTTGCCCTCGTAGATGACGACCGGCTCACCCGGCGTGAACGTCCCAGCGTCCTCATCCCACACTGACGCAGCCGCGCCCGTGATGATGCACCGGTCACGCATCTGCGCCTCAGCCGCGGCGCGACCAGCAAGGGTCGCGCCTTCCGCGCTCACCGGCCCGGCCGAATCGTGAACGCGCCACGCTCCACCGTCAACGCCGACCCAAGCTGTGAACGCTCATCGTCCGACAGGTACAGCAGGCCACTCGACACCGCGTTGTCGCGAGTCCACGAGTAGTCGTCGATCGACTCCTGCTTCTTGCCCTCCGGGTTGCGAAGGACGCGCAGAACCATCGCGCACAACACGCGCACGACCGAGTCCTGGCGCACCAGGCCCGACAGGTAACGCGACTCAAGATCAACGACCGAGTCGACCGCCAGCGACCACGCGTCATCCAGCAAAGACTGCGTGAAGGACTGCTCGGCATCTGACAGCGGGCGAGGAAGCCTTGCGGCAACATCAGCAACAGTGACGGGGGAGTTACCCACGACGCCTCCCATCGGTTGTCCGTGCGGGCCGGGCGGAGTCGCCCGGCCCGCACTAGATCACTCAGACTTGCGTGAACGGGCGGCCGGCTTGCGCTTCTCCTCATCGAGGAGGTGCTCGCCAACCATGCCCTCAGCCCAGTCAGGCAGCTCAGTGCCCTCGTGAAGCACGACAGGTGCGCCTGACTCGGGATGCGTCACGGCAGTGGTGCCGGTCAGGACGCCCATCAGAGAACCTTCGCCGCGAACGACAGGTCGGCGTTCGACAGGACCGGCAGACCGATCGCGTCCGAGATGACTTCCACACCCATCGGGGGCTTCTCGTTGCGGTACACGCCCGCAACAACACCCGGCTGCTCAGAGTCGGGGATCTCCCAACCAGGCTCAGTCGACGACAGGGTGCGACCCCAGAACGTCGCGCCAAGCTGCGTGCCCATCCAGTCGTCAGTCGCGACAGGAGCCGGCAGCATCAGGACACGGTCGTCCGGCAGCGCCTTCGTGTTCACGCCATCCACCGACACGCGGCGGTCGTAGAGAACGATCGGAGGCAGACCAGCACCAGCAACCTGATCCTGAACCTGCTGCAGCGTCGCGTTGCGCGCCTGGCCGTTGATGAGCTGCGTCTGCATCTGCGAACCAGCAGCGAAGGCACGGAACACGCGGGTCGACATGACCAGCGCGCCCGGGGCCTCGCCGTTGGCGTCGAGGTACAGGTCGTTCCACGTCTGCAGCTGCGCGAGACGGTCAGTCCCGGCAACAGACCACAGGGCGGGAGCGGTCAGGGTGAACCCGGCCTGCCGGCCGAAGTCGTCCTCAGCCACGAAGTTGTCCTGCGCGATGGTCGCCTTGCCGGTAGCAAGGACAACGCCGCGCATCCGCTCGATGCTGTCCGACACAGCCTGCACGGCCTGGCGGGTCACGGTCTGGATGCTCAGGAGCGCCTGAGCGTCAGACACGCTGCCACCGCGGGCGCGCAGCTGCTCGTACTCCGACACGGGCAGGTTCTGGCCCAGAGCCGGGAGCTCGAGGGTGACGCGCTGCCCACCGGGGCGACGGCCAACCTCGATCTCTGCGTCGTACGCGCGGAACTTCGCGACGTCGACCAGCCCAGAGTTGCCCTTGATGAACCGCACGACGACGTCAGCGACGTCACGGTTCGGGAGGAACTGCGCGAGGGTGCCCCGGCGAGCCTCGTAGTCGGCCAGCGCCGCGCGGGCGTACCCGGTGAGCGTGGCGGGGTCAATGATGTCAGTCCAAAGTGCCATGACTCAGACCCCTTTCAGATGTAGTTGATGGTGACGGCGGCCGACTTCGCAGCCGCGACAGGCGCGACGAACGAGTTCGGAACCTTGGCGGCCTTGACCCGGCCGTGATCCAGCAGTGCGACAGGGAAGTCAGCGGAACCGGACACGGGCTGGTCAGTCAGGACGTGCCCAGCAAGGACGCCGGCGCCGGTAACGGTGCCCTCAGCCTTGTCGTAGGGCACCAGCAGGCCGCCAACCTTGGCGACTGCGGTGCCGGACGGGATGTACCCGTTCGGGTAGTGCGTGCCGGCGGTGAAGGCGCTGATGTCGAGGGTCTCGGTCCGGGCGGTGTACTTGCCGTGGAGGGAGCCGAGCCAGGACTGGTCGCCCGCGCCGAAGGTCTCATTCTTGAGACGAGGCATGGTGCTTTCCTTTTCGTAAGGGGGATTGTGTGGTTACTTCTTATTCCCGATGAACATGTCCCGCCCAGCGCTGACGCCGGTGCCCTGCTTGCCGTCACGCGCACCCTGCGAGGGGTCCGGCTTCGGCTTCGGGGCCTTGTCATCAGCGAGCAGGTAAGGCTTCTCGCCGGCCAGGGTCGCCAGCGCAGCCTTCAGGGCCGCGCCGTCCACCTCGCCCGACTCGGTGACCTTGATCGACGCCAGGTCAACAAACGCGACAGCATCAGCCGGGGTGCGAAAGTTCGCCTCCGCAGCTAGGGCGCGCGCCTCAGCCTTGACGAGGAGCGCGTTCGCCCGCTGTGTTGCAGCAGACTCGCCGTCCTTGCGGGCCGCGTCCACGGCCCTCTCCTGCTCGGTCTTGGCTGCGTCAATGGCGCTGTCACGCTCCGCAGCCTTCGACTTCAGCTCGTCGTAATCGGCGTACTTCGCGCGCTCACGGTTGAGCCGCTCCGTGATGATCCGGTCCAGATCCTCCTGCGTCGCAGGCGGCGTCCAAGCCGGGGGAGCGGGCGGCACGCTAGAGCCGCCACCGCCAGCGCCTTCCTCACCGTCAGGCGCGTTGAACAGGATGCCCGGAGTGTTGAACGGGCTGAAAGCCAACACGCTTCTGCGCATCAGACGTCGATTCATCGGGTTTCTCCGTACCTCGTCAGGTCGAGCGACCGCCCTTAAACGCGGGCGTAGCGTTTCCCCCTCAACGGGGTTGCTTAGAGCGCCAACTTTGCTACGTCGGTGATAGAACCGCCGACGATGTAGCCGTTAGCCGCTAGTAGGCGTATCGCGTCCTCGCGGGACGTCGCATACTTGTAGATCGTGGCCGGCGTAGGGCGTGGACCGGTGCGGCGGACCTTGTACTGCTTGATGTAGCCGCGCTGCCCGACCTTCGTGGCCGTCTCCTTGGCGATCTCGCCGCGCTGCTTGGCAAGCTCACGCTTCACGTAGGAGGCGTAACCGCGTCGGGTCGTGCCCTCGGTGGTCCACATCCCGCTTTGGGTGCGCCGGTACTTGCCGGTCATCGGGTCGAAGACGTGGCGCCCGGTGGCGTTAATGACCGCGATGGCGTCTGCGCCATCCTCAATCGCCATCTGCTCAGCCTTGGTGACGCCCTTGACTTTACCCTCTTTGATGAGGTCATCGGGCGCCCAACCAAGTTCGCCCGTGTGCTCAGCCGCGGGGATGTGGTAGCAGTCGCAGCGAGGGTGTCGCTGGAACCCCTGGTTCCACTTGAACCACTTTCCAGACTGGACGGCGCAGCGCTTACAGCACGGCGGGTTGACCATGCGAACCCACCCGACATGCGGGCGGGCAGCGATCCCAACACCTGCAGCCTCGCGGCCCGCATCGGCGATCATCGTGTGGACGACCATGTCCAACCACTTGCCGCCCCGCGTAAGCGCGTCCTGCGGCGAAGCGCCACCGGCCACGCTTTCCTTGCTGCGGACAACGGCGCCATCTAGCAGCGTGTCCAGCGGGCGCCCGTCAGACGCAACGCCCGCGAAACCCTCCGGGCGAACCTCGCCCACCGGGTCAATCGACTGGCCCAGCTCATCCAGCACCGCCGGCACCATCAACGCGCCAGCACGAGCCGCGCCAAGCTGCGCGGACGCCGTCAGGAACGTCACCCGCGGACCAACAGTGGCCCACGACGCATCGAAATCGGCGCCCATCTTCGACCACTCGCGCCGGGTGAGCAGCAACGCCGAAGCGATGCGGTGCTGCTGGTCCCGGTACAGGTCAGCCGTTGCTTGTGGGAGCACCAGGCACCTGCAGGTCGCGCGCAGCGTTCAGGATTGGGTCGTTGTTCACGGCGTCCTGATCCATCAGTCGCGCACGATCGCGCTTCGCCTTGGACCAGCCCAACTCCTCGCGGCCCATCTCCAACGGCATCAGCGGCACGCCACCGACAGTCGTCGTCGACAACTTCTGCACCGCGTCAGCCAGCTGGGAACGCGTCGGAGTCTCAGGGCTCGCCCAGATCGTCTCCATCCGCGCAAGGTCCGGGTCCCACGACCCATCAACGATGCGCCGGCAAATCCGCTGCACCATCTCCCACGAGCCACCGAACGTGCGGTGCTTCCGGTAAGCGTTCATGATGAGCCGCGTCTCGTCCGAGACGATCGACCCCTCGCTCGGCGGGTTCGTCGTGTATTGGCCGTAGAACCGCGTCGGCAGACCACTCACGCCAGATACGAGGTTGGCGTAGTGGTTGACGATCTTCTCGAAGTTCCCCAGGTCCGCAGCATTGAACTGCCCGACCTTCGCCTCGTTGTTCTGCAACGCCCACACTGCGCCGAAGTACGTCTCCCACGCCGTCAGCGGGTTGCCGTTCGAGTCGACGAAGTCCTTAGGCGACGCACCCAGCACATAACGCTGCGGCACCGCCAGAACCTCCGTCGCGACCTGCGCATTCGTCAACGCACGGCACGCAGCATCAGTCAAGCCGATCACATCAGCCATCTCAGACACGCCACCGCGGCGCTTCGTCCGCGGGCGGTTCACCAGAGGCACCACAGGCACGACACCAAGGCCGTGCTCATCGCGGTCCGTCTCAACCCACCCGCGGGAACCCGTGCGCTCAAGCCAGACCGTCACATTCGGCAGGTACAGCGTCGCGTACTCAACGAACACGCCACCCACCGACCGTGTCTTACGCAACGCGGCCGTCGTCTGCCTAGACCGCGGGTCAGCCTCGTGGATTACCTCATCCGGCGACTCCACCGTCACCAGCGGAACGCCAGCGTCAGGCTCATCCTCAGACCGCGTGCCAACACACACATACGACCGGCCATGCAGCAGAGCATCAAGGTGCGCCATCTGCGAACCCTCGTCGAGGTTGTTCGCCTGCCAAATGCCCCACAGTTCGTCATCAACATCGTCCGAACCGGGCAGGCGGAACCCCTCAAGGTTGCACCGCTGCTCAACCGAGTCCACCGTGATCCGGGGCCAATTGACCGTCGTAACGAACCGCTCAAGCTCAGGCGGAACCGCCAGACCCAGCGTCTCAAGACGGTGCGTGCCGTCGTAATACGCCTCAGCCTTCTTGTAGTGCGGCTGGTACAAACCCAGCGCACCAGACAACCGGTCAAAAGTAGCCTTCTCCACGTCAGACAGTGCCAAGATCAAACACCACCTAACGGAAAATGATCACGCGGGTATCGGTCACTTCATCGGTCCAGCCGGCCGCCCGGGAATCGGCGGCAGCCTCATGCGCGAGAACCGTCGCCATCGTGGCGTCGATCTTCTGATGATCATTCGGCTTCCCAATCACATAACGCGAACCCCGCGTCAACTTGCGGGCGTTAGCCATGTGAGAAGCAGTGATAGGGCAGCCATCATGCGAAATGCGGCCCTCAGACAAGTCAGCCACGAACCGCTCGAGCGCCTCATGCATCTGCTTCGGACGGTACGTCGGCCACTCAACAACTCGGTCCTCACCGAACTGAACAGCCCATTCGTCGATGTCAGTCTCAAAACGCGGCGGGTCACAGTAGAAACGGCGCACGTCGTACCGGTCAAAGCACTCAGCGACCGCGTCAGCCACCTCAGATCGCGGCGTGCGCTCCCCGGGGGACTCCTTTGGGTTCCAGATCGTCGGCAGCCTGTCCGCCCCGTAGCGTGGCGTGAAGACCAAACCCTCGCGAGTCTCGCCCTTCAATGCCGTCCAGTCGTCAAAGTCAGAACCGTCAAACCCCAGACAAACGCTCGTGCCAGGCTCAGGCTCAGGAAGCCACATGCGCGTCCCACAATCCATCAAG